CGTCGTAATACATTTTATGGTATTGTTTTATATCATCTTTATTTTTCTCATAATATTTTTTACTATAATCGCTCATATATTTTTTACGATCAAACGGCGGTTTGAGATCATCATTTTTCTCCTTGAGTTCTGTATCAGTATTCATAATTATTTTATAGGCAGGAGGACAAACCGTTTTAATTATTTCGGTCGGATAGGTATTTTCTCGATACATATCCTTACTCCTGTCTATCTACTTATCGTACCTCTTGACAATTCCATTCATTGTGATAAACTCTAACCATGACAGGATTTCGGAATATTTTTTATAACAGCAAACTAGAATCTATTCATTTATGGGGATGGGATTCTTCGGGAAAACGGATAGAATCGGTAACATCTTTTGAACCATACCTTTATATCGAAACAAAAACGACGCATCCTGATGGAAAATCAATTTTTAACACCGATTTAAAAAAGATTACTTTCGAGAACAACTTCAAAAAGAAACAATTTTTGGAAACCAACCCAATTAAACGTGTTTTCGGAAATCTTCCACCCGAACAACAGTTTCTCCTAGACTCATACAAAGATGGTATACATGATGAATATCCTTTAAAAACGATTTATTTAGATATTGAGACATACGCAACAGATCGAAAATTTTCATCTCCGGAAGAGGCAACAGACCCTATTAATTTGATTACGATTTACGATAGCTTATCCCAAAAATTTTATACATGGGGATTGAAAAATTCATATAAATCAGATTTATCGGAAGTTATTTACATGAAATGTAAGACCGAAGAAGATTTATTGGAAAATTTTTTAAAATTTTGGGAAAATGATTATCCCGATATTGTGACTGGTTGGAATAGTGCGGGTTATGATATACCATATATCATCAACAGAATCAAAAGAATTATCGGGAACGAGGAAGCAGATCGATTATCTCCTGTCCGTAAAATTTGGTTAAGGCCGAATGCATCCGTCAATTTTAAAGGACAAAAACAAGATAGATGGATCATTTACGGTGTTACACATTTAGATTATATGGATGTATATAAAACATTTTCTCTCGGTGATCGAGAATCGTATGCATTGAATTATATCGCAGAATATGAATTAGGCGAACAAAAAACATCATTCAACCAAGTATCTTTGACCGATTTAGCCGACCAAGATTGGGAAAAATTTGTAAAATATAATATTCAAGATGTACGCATCCTAATCAAACTAGAAAACAGGTTAAAATTTTTAAAATTAACCAAAAATTTAGCAAACAAAGGATTCGTTCAACCGGAAAGGGCGATGGGTAAGGTTTCTCTTATTACAGGTGCCGTAGCCCATCAAGCATCATTAGATGGACTTATCATACCAACCTTTAATGTAGAGAATCAAAAGACTTCATTTGAAGGGGGATACGTCAAAGAACCCGTTCCGGCTCTTTATGAAGACATTGTTACATATGACGCAAACTCACTGTATCCCAATACGATCATTACACTTAATATTTCACCCGAAACCAAAATAGCCAAAATTACGAGCTTTGATAATGATGAATATCGATTACTGTTATCCAATCATAAAACGGTAACACTTAGCAAAGAAAAATTTGACAAACTTATTATAACCGAAGAACTGTCTTTATCAAAGTCTAATGTTTTATATTCCCAAAAGAATAAGGGAATCATTCCTAAGTTTATTGATAATCTATATGCTCAACGGGTTGATGCCAAAAACGAAGTCTCTAAATATAGTAAACTTAAAATGATAGAAACCGATCCTAATAAAATAAAATTTTATGAGGAAAAGATTTCAGATAATAACACTCTTTCTGATGTGTATAAAGTAGTTCTAAACTCTACCTATGGAATTTTTAGTCAGATATATTCTCCATTGTTTGATATCGATCATGCAGAATCTATCACGTTGACCGGACAAGCGTCTGTAAAACAAGGAGCACAAATTCTATATGATAAGTTTTTATCCGATGGTGTTGAATGCACTTTTGATGATGTTTGTAAATATTCGGATACGGACTCATTATTTTTTCAATTTTCAAAATCACTAGCTCATCATAATACAACCTTATTGAAGGATGATATTATCACCAACGAATCTCAAAGGATCATTGAGGAATATGGTGAATATTTAAATGAACATATTCAAAAATGGGCTATATCAGAATTGAATTCTACCGATCCAAGGTATTTTTTCAAGAGAGAAAAAATCTGTGATATTGCGGTTCTACAGAAAAAGAAATTCTATATTCTTCACATTAGGGACAATGATGGAATTCCGTGTAATAAATTTATCTATAAAGGGATCGAAGTTGCTAAGTCTATCATGTCGAAAGATGTTAAGAAACTAATCAAACACAATATCGAAACAGCAATCATGTCTAGAGACGAAAACGCATCACGAAAACTATTTACAAAAAGTTACGATGATTTTTGCGCAATGAACCATGATCAGATTTCATTTAGAAAAAAGGTCAATGATTACGATAAAGGTGAAAGTGGATATGTTGATAATATTTTCGCAAAAGGGACACCGTATCATACTAAGGCAGCAATCAATTACAACAAAATGTTGGAAAAACTTGAAATCGATAATCGATATGTGAAAATAGGGAACGGCAACAAGTTTAAATTCTTTTACACCTTGAAAAATGCACACAACTACAAATCTATGGCATTTTATGAGGAATATCCACCAGAATTTATGGATATCATCAAACCCGATTACAAGTTGATGTATCAAAAACTGGTTTCTCCGGTTATTGGCCGAGTTTATGCCGTTATCGGTTGGCCTACACCCAAAGTCGGGGTAGAATATGTGACCGATATCATGGAATTATTCAGTTGATCGAAAAAATTCTTGATAGATTCTAAAAAATCGGTAGTATATACCCATGAGCAAATCAACACTATCCGATTTCGGTAAATCTGTCAAATCCAATTCATCTAAACCTGACCTACATGTACCATCGGATGGAAATACCGAGGAATATGTGAAAGATAACGCATCTTACATCCAATATTCCAAACATGGTGGGAATTACATCCCTTGTGGAAATACCGCTAAAAAACTAACCCCCGGCGTTTTTAAAATCGGTCGAATGGATAACGGTCTTCCAATTTTTGAACCATCTCCGGTTAAATCGGACGAATGGTTGACGTTTCGAGATGGTTTGATTACTGATGTCACCACAGAAATCAGTAATTTTTGGGATCGACGAGACACCTTCACCGAATATGGATTCATGCAACGTCGAGGTTACATGTTTTATGGACCTCCCGGTAGCGGTAAGACCATCCTATTGAAGCAGTTGATGGAAAAGTTGGTAAACGATGGTGGTATCGTCTTTCTATGTGACACATCACCATCTATCATCACAAATGGTCTTAAATTTTTCAGTTCTATTGAACCTAAACGAAACATCATTTGTGTGTTCGAAGATATCGATGCCATTATTGATCGATATGGTGAATCCGATTTGCTCGCACTTCTCGATGGTGAGGATTCCGTTGATCACGTCCTAAATGTTGCATCAACAAATTACCCAGAAAAGCTCGATAGGCGTCTAATTGGACGACCTCGACGATTTGATCGCATCATCAAAATTGGATATCCAGAACCCGATATGCGACGATATTACTTTGAACAGAAACTTCAAATCACAGGTGAAGAGGTTGATAAATGGGTGGAATCAACCGACTCATTCACATTCGCCGGGATGACCGAGTTGGTGATTTCTGTTAAGTGTCTTGGAAACGATTTTGATGAAGCGGTGGGACGAGTTCGAGATCTATTGGATATTAAAGTTCATTCAGATGATTTCAAAATTGGGGGCCGTGTAGGCTTTAGCGATTAATACAAAAAATGAAACTAAAAAATGAAACTAAAAAAGTCATAAGTGTTCACGATTGGATGATCTAGTCAAAACCACTTATGGAATATCTTACAGTCTCCAACAACAAGACGGTGCCAAATCAGTTAGTAGTTCATATTAAGAAATCATCTTATGATGTCCTTATAGACCGAACCACAAAGTGGGGAAATCCATATGTGGTAGGTGTTGATGGTAATAGATCTGATGTTATCGATAAATTCGAAAAATACCTCTTAGGTAATAAAGAATTGTTCAACCATCTCCATGAATTACGTGGTAAGATTTTGGGTTGTTGGTGTAGTCCTCAGAAATGTCATGGTGATATTTTGAGTAAATATGCTAATGGGTTGGAATTATATTTAAACTCTATCTAGATCTGATTTCATACGTCGGATCTTGTCTGCAAACCATGCATCCATTTTAACCGGATATTCTTCGATATCTTTTTTCACTTCCTTTGTTGAATAGCGAAGCTCTGTAACATCATCATTGTGAATGTGTTTCCCGTAATATTGGTTTGTATCAGGTAAAAATATGACAAAAAAATTACCAATTTTTCCGATTTTTTTATTATTCATAGTTGCAATTACTTATTCGGTTAATAAGTTTTTGTTACATATGAGCGAAACCAAACAAAATAATAAATTAACGGTCTTTTTGGACCAAATCGGTAGAACAATTCTCGGTGAGGATGTCACATGTGACACCACACCAGATCTTTTATCGATCAAGAATCCGGTGATTCTTCATGTTGTTCCTGATAATTCAGGACGAATGAGTGTTCAACTACTTCCAGTATTTTTCCGAGAATTCCTGGCCTCAAAAGATGATGCCGTTGTGTTCGAATACAAAAAGACTAATGTTACTATGTCTAGTCTCGATGTCCTTGATTTTAGACTTACGGCTCAATACAATCAGTTGTTTGGAACCGGAAATGTTTTTGTCCCACCAGAGGGTGGTGTTGTAACACCAGAGACTCCAAAAAGTGGTAATGTCGTTAATTTATTCGATAGCGAATAATCTAGTAACATATCCCCAACATAAAATCCCAAAGGAATTTTTTGACTTTTGGGGTTTTTGTGTTAATATCTATATATGTCAAAAGCTAGTGCTATCGAAAAAGCTGATCTAAAGTTGATGAATGATGCATTCAAGACATTAGACGAGATGAACCCAGAGGCCACCTTTCTAGACCAAAATTCTTTATCGAATGTAACAGAATGGATAGATACTGGATCAATGGCTCTAAACACAATTATTTCGGGTTCTGTTTATGGTGGAGTCCCTATGGGGAGATTAACCGCCTTTATCGGTCCCGAATCTTGTGGTAAAACTTTCATCATTAATAAGATCATGGCCAATGCTCAAAAGAAGGGGATGAGTGTTGCATATTTTGACACTGAGGGGGCACTAGATTCCGTAACGGCGGAAAGGTTAGGGTGTGACGTATCCCGAATTAAACACTGTCCGGTTGAAGTAACTGAAAAATGTCGTAACCAAATTGTTAAATTTCTGAACAGTATTATAGAAAAGAAATTGTTCGGAAAGGTTCTTATTGCCATCGATTCGGTAGGTAATTTAATAACCGCTCAAGAAAAGAAGAAAATGGATGAAGGAAACGAGGCACCTGATATGGGAAATAGGGCAAAGGCGTGTTTGTGCCCTAACACGTTAATTACGACCGATAAAGGAATTAAAAAATTATCCGATATTAGTATTGGTGATAAAGTTTTAACACATTTAGGAAGATTTAGAAATGTTATAGACAAATGGGAAACAACCCATACGTCTTATCTAAAAATCAAGACTAAAAATTCCGAAATACTATTATCGAAAAATCACAGACTATTGGTGAAACGCGGTGATAGGTTAATATATATAGAAGCCCAGCGTATTAAAAAAACCGATAAATTGTTAAAAATATCGAGCGAAATACTTAAAATGTAGAGCCAAAGACGTAAGTATTTTACATGAACGGTGAAATACTTATACATTTTTTAAAAAAGCACGGTGCGAATATAGACGAAAAATCTATTAGAACTCTGAAATTAATTACAGATATAGAAATCACCGAATTTATATCTTTACCATCGAAGAGTATAAAATATAAATGGTGTTGCTTATTTAGGGGTACGCCCACATCGTTGAATTTTGTTAGGAAAAATTCAACACCAATACCGATAACGTTGAATTGTAAAGATTGTGGGGAAAAGTTGGCACAAAAATATGTTTCTAATTTGATAAGTTTTATATCGGCGAAAAATGTTGACGAATTATCAATCGGGAATTTGCATACCAGTTGCAAAAAATGTGCAACAAAACATAATTCCATTGTTGGATTGGAAAAAAGAAAAATCACTTGTTTAAAAAAATATGGTTACGAATATAAATTTTTAGACCCATCTATCTCGAAAAATTTGAATGATATTTTAGAAAAGAAATATGGACCAGATTATCGAAAAATAAGCGACGAAAAACGTAAAAAGACGAACATAGAAAAATATGGTGTTGACCACAACACAAAAATACCGGGACTTATGCAAAAAATGATCGATACTAGAAAAAAAACCTTGGCTTGTATATCTCAGGATTTAAAAGATTCTTGGAATGCGAAAAGAATGGCCTCTTATGATAAAAACGGTAAAAACAACCTTTTCGGTCGATCCGATTTTAATATGAACAGTAAAATAGCCAAAGATTTTATTCATAATATCATTTATAGATTGAATCTTAGCGAAGAAGATTATGTCACCGAATATTTATGTTCCAAATATAGGATAGATTTGTTACTTAAAAATACGTGCATTATAGAATTTTATGGTGATTTTTGGCACGGCAATCCCGATATTTACAAATACAATGATATTGTCGGTATATCTAATAATGTTATTGTTGAAGATGTTTGGCAGAGAGATGATCAAAGGCTAATCGAAATCCAAGAAAATTTAAAATTGCCTGCCATAATTGTGTGGGAACGAGGATACAAGAAAAATAAAAATAAAATTATACTTGATGTTTTACAAAATATTGGTATGATTAAAAAATATGAAAACCGATACCAAAAGCACCGATTTATTCATTGAGAACGATTACGACGAAATCGATATAGATGAAATCTTAGAGATATCATCAGAAAAAAAACTTATAGATATTTCCATCGAAGAAGACGAAACATTCTGTATAACAAATCAAGGAATAATAAGTCATAATTGCAAGAGTATGCTTCGTGCTATAACACATTTAGCATCTAGATCCAATACTCCAATAATTTTTGCTAATCATATTTATGAAGATCCATCGCAATTACATATGAGTTCTCTGAAAAAACAAGCTGGTGGATCTGGTCCTCTGTATTTATCATCGGTAGTTGTTCAATTGGCCAAAAAAACCGAAAAATCCACAGAATCTAAAAATAAAGATTCTGATACATCGGTAACTCCGCTTTCGAAGGCAATTAATGGACTGACTTTAAGGGCACTCACCACTAAAAATAGATTTACGATTCCTTTTTTAGAGACCGAAATGTATTTGAATTTTAAAACGGGATTGGCCAAATATTCAGGATTATTGGAAATGGCCGAATCTTATGATGTTATTCAGAAACAGGGACATAGATATGTTTTTCAGGGCGAAATGTTGGGGTTTTTCAAAGACTGGAAAAATGACCCATCGATTTGGGATAAAATTTTACCTTCGCTGGACGAAATTCTCAAAAAAGAATTGTGCTTTAGGAATGAAGCGAATCCAGAAACCCTTGTGGATGAACCAGATGAAGATATTTACGATATCGATGGTGTAGAAGATGAATCGGAAGATGAAATTTCAGAAGAAGATCTTGATTCTTCGGATAAAGAGTGATATGGTATATAAATGGCTGTAGCTTTAGATCAAAATTTATTCGAAAAGGTTCTCATTTGGAATTCTCTAAATGATGCATCATATCTCGAAACTATTATCGAGTATGTAAAACCATCATTCATCGAAGATGAAAAGTTACGGTCAATTTATGGTAATCTCTTGGGTTATTATAACGAATATAAAAAAGTTCCGAATATCACGGAACTTAAAATGCACACGGTTGATCCTGAGCATAGGACAAATTTAAAATCTGTTATAACTAATCTGTTTAAAACTATCGATCACACTTATGATCGAGATGTTCTTTTAAAGATCACCGAAAATTTCATCAAACGAAAAACGGTTCTCCAAACAGTCCAAAGAACATCTGTCGATATTCAGGCAGGGGATATCGATACCGAAAAAATTCTCAAAGATTTTGAAAAGGCTTGTAGTATCTCACTCATCGACAATCTCGGATTTGATTATCTCGAAAATATTGATAAACATTGTGACGATCTTTTAAAGACCTTCGAAACCATTTCAACCGGATGGTCATGGTTAGATGAACAATTGGGTGGTGGTTTTCAAAAGGAAGGTAAGTCGATGGTCTTATTTTATGGACCAACCAATTCTGGAAAATCCATATTTTTAGGAAATATCGCCACAAATGTTTTGGCTCAAAATAAAACGGTTATCTTGATTACTCTAGAAATGCCCGAGACGGTTTATTGTAAGCGTATCAGCGCACAGCTATCTAAAATCCCTTTCAACCATTTAAAGGACAATATTGAGCCGTTAAAGGGTCACTTGAAAGGATTCAAGTTAAAACACGGTGATGCAAAGTTGATTGTTAAGGAATTTCCACCTAAATCGGTAACGGTTAATCATATCAAAGCATTTATTCGTCGTTTGATTAAAAAAGGTATCAAACCAGAATTGATTGTTCTTGATTATTTAACTCTTTTGGCAGCATCAACCGTTGGGGTAAAATCTTACGAAGCATTTAAAGAAATTGCCGAAGAAATTCGAGCACTTACCTATGAATTTGGATGTACTATCGTATCAGCCGTTCAAACAAATCGACAAGGTTACAACACACCGAACCCAGGTTTAGAAACCACCGGAGAATCTATGGGTATATCCCATACAGTAGATGCTCAAATTTCTATCTGGACAGAAGATGACGATATAGATCTAGGAATCATTCATTATGCCATGACCAAAAATCGATATGGGCCAAAGGATTGTGCATCGGTTCTAGAAATTGATTATCCTACGTTATCTCTACGTGATCCTGATGATGTTGCTATGGGATATATAACCAAACCAAAAGACGACATCACAAAAATAATTGATATCAACAAAAAAGATAAAACCATCAGATCTACTCTGGATATTATAGAAAGTTTAGGAAAAGACGATGATGATTAGTTCTTGCAAAATATCAATAACCAAGTAAATAATACAACATGAATGAAAATTGTTACCATATAATTTGCCACAACGACCTCGACGGTATGTTGAGCCTTTTGGTATTCAAATGGTTTCATCCCCAAGCCCATATCACGTTCAATGCTGTGTCGAACCTGTCGGTTGATCGAAAGATTGATGAATATTTGAACCAGTGCATCAACCCACACAATATTATTGTATTAGATTTAGCACTTCGTGAATCCTTTTTACAATTCGATTCTAAGAATGTCACTTTCATAGATCACCACAAAAGATCAGAGGAATATGTTTCAAAATTCAAAAAATCTAAAATCATCTATAAGGAATATAGCTCTAATTGTAAATTGTTATACAAATATTTAGAGAAGATAAATTCTTTAGAATTTACGAAAAGACAAAAAACACTTATTGCGTATGGTGATGATTATGATTCTGGTTCCCATACTATGCAGACCGCCTACGATCTAAATATTCTTTATTGGGACGAGTTCAAAAATGACCCAATGGCATTTTTGGACACTTATAGAGAGGGATGGACACCTTTTACAAAAGGACAGCAGAAAGCAGTTACTATCATTAAGATGGATGCTGTAAAAGAAGCTGGTAGATATAAATTATATGATGGTGATTTGACAATTTTCGGAAAAACTGTTAAGTGTTTGGCAACATTTGGACCAAACCCTAATAATATATCTATAGATGTTATTATGACCGACCATACACCTGATATATTTTTTTACATAAACCCCGATAGAAATAAAATTATTATCCGACAGAAGAAATCTGATAATATGATAGATCTGGCAGAATTTGCTCGAAAATATTGCAACGGCAATGGTCATCAACTTACAGCAGGTGGTAAATTAACCGATCTGTTTATGGAATTGACTAAAAATTTAAAACCAATTTCATGATAATCACATCATCACAACAAATCCAAGATAGATTGAACCCGTCAGAACAAATGGATGTTCAAGAATTCGAACACATCACCATGTTATTCGGGTCATATCTTTGTATCATCAAAAATAAGAAATTAAATTATTTGAATTTTCTCAAAATCGTAGTTGAAGATCAGAAAGCTCAACAAATATATGGTAAGATGGTTGGTGATGATTCATTCCAGAATATTGTGAGAATGTATTTAAATACGACACCTAACATTTGTCGAAAGATCTTCCGATCTAAATTTACACCAAAAACTAAAAATAATAAATGATCACCGAAAAACATAAAAATATTTACAACTGTTTCTTAAAGCATTTTCGTAATGGTGAACCGTATCAACCTAGAAAAGATTTTACCAAACTTGACGATATATCTAAGGCGGAATTGTCAAAGATGTATATTTTTTTTGATAAATTTCCTCATATCAACTGGGATGATTTTTTCGGGGCACCCAGATCTTTATATCCCGATGAAAAATGTCCACGTTTGGGATTTTTTTTAACCAGAGCCGCGATCAAATCATATAATATGCTCAAACAGAAGAACGAACTTAGAAATCCCAAACTTCAAATCGAAGATATTCGGAAATCTATGGGATTTATAGGTATGTTTTGTATGAAAAACGGTATTGAAGTTAATCAGTATCTTCACCATAAAGATGCACTGATGTATTCATGGATGAATCATTATCGCGAACATCATATTAACATTTATAGTGTTATGGAAATGGGTGATGTGATGAGTATAATTACGTCACTCGAAGAAGATGAACGACAATTATATCTTAGAGATTTAGCCCAGAACATCGGTAAGATGAAAATGGATTACTACAATTCTCCCGAAACAAAAGCGTTTGTGGTTACGGCTACAAAGAAAATATCAAATTTTGTAGAAAAAAATTTGCAAACCAAATAGATTAGTGCTAATATAACAACAATAGAAAACAAACCAATATGTCAAAATACAACGAAAATATGTTCGAGTCCATTAAAGACTCATTAAACCAAAAATCAACCTCCGATAATTCCATGTTCAAGGATATCATCAAAATGGAAAAGGGTAACACCTATATCGTCCGTTTGGTTCCTAATGTAGAGGATATCGAAAACACGATTTTCCATTATTTCGCTCACATTTGGAAATCTAATGCTGATCAGAAAATGGTCAACGTTTTTTGTCCAAATTCTTACGGTGATCGTTGCCCTATCGACGAATATCGAAGCAAAGTGTGGAAGACTGGTGACGAAGAAAAGCAGAAAGAGATTTCTGCCCTACGTAGGAACGAATATCACATGGTCAATGTCTATGTGATCAAAGATCCTACCAACCCCGAAAACCAAGGTCAGGTTAAGATCCTTCGATATGGTAAACAATTGGCAAGCGTTGTGGATTCCGCAATCACCGGAGATGATTCTGATGAATTTGGCTCAAAGGTGTTTGATCTTTCTCCAGAAGGTTGCAACCTAAAGATTAAGGTCACCGAAAATGAAGGTGGGTTTGCTAACTACACAATGTCGAGATTCCAATCGGCTTCGGAAATCGAAGGACTTGATGATATTGACACTGTATATGAGAAGATCCATTCTCTGAATACTATGTATACTCACCAATCTTATGATGAGATCCAAAAGGTTCTGGATCGCGATTGGTTCTGCAAGGTAACTTCGACAAATTCTTCGGTTGAAGTTGAAGATGATGATGATGAAGATGATGATGAAGAAGATGATGTTGAACCCCCTGCTCCTAAGAAGACCAAAAAAGGTAAAGTCGCAAAAGAAGATGATGAAGATGGGGATTCGGTAACTGATCCAGAATTGGACGAATTATTGAAGAATCTCTAATATGTCCGATACACTAGATCATCTAGAAGTTGCTAAGTTGGCTACCTTTATTGGTAGCCAACTTAAAACTGTTGATTCCCAAACGGAAGGAATGTTGACACCCGCAAGTAGATTAGATACTGGTCAGTTTATTAGAAATGTTGTCAATTCGGCAAACCCCAATGCTTATCGACAACCTCAACATTATGGAGGAAATCAAGATGAGGCAAAATTGTTGGAAATGTTGAATGCTCAGGCTATGCAACAAGTTCCAGATGTTACTCAGCATAATAATGTTCAGCACAACGTTCCAGATCTTATACCTCTACCCGATGCACCAACGGTAGATATTACACCAACAGATCAATATATTTCTAATGTAGTTGAACCGAAAACAAATCATCCGATTTTAACTATTTCATCGCCTGATTTGAACCCCGTAGATCATATGTTAGAAATTTCTTTGACATTGAAGAGCATCGATGCTAATATCAAGACATTGTGTGATGTTTTGATTAAACAAAATGCTAAAAAAAAGCCCAAACCGAAAACACCGACGAAGCCCAAACCGAAAAACAACCCAAATTTAATAACGATTCACCAACCGAATGTCTAATAAAACAATCCCTATCCCTAAAAGCTATCTGGAAAAAATTATCAAACCAGTTAGCAGGATTACTGAAAGTTGTATCTTAAAAACAAATAAAGATGTATTTTACACTGTATGTTCATCTATCGACAACTCCGTTATTCTATATGCTAAAACAATTCTTCCAATTGAGATTGATGAAGCTATTAAACTTAATATTATTTCTATTCCTAAGTTTTTAACGGGTTTGAAATGTTTAGGATCTGATGGGGAATTTACGATTAAAACATCTACAAATAATATTGTATGCCAAAATGTAAATGGCGATAACGAAAAAACGCATTTCACATATCACTTAGTAGACGATTCGGTTATTAAGGAATGCACTATCCAACCTAGCAAATTTTCAATGTTAGATTTCAACACGGTATTTGTTATTACATCCGAAAAGGCCAAACAGGTTCTTAGTGCCTCATCATTTGCCACAGATGCATCTAAGGTATATTTCTTCATTGATGATGAAGAAAATATATGTGCCAAGATCGATGACGAAACTTTGCAAAATATTGATAACATAACAATTCCTCTAACTAAAACTTATGAGGGTGAACCTATTACCGAGTCTTTTCCTATCAGTTTGGAAATTTTCAAAAATCTTGCGGCTATCAAAAATGATGTAACCGTAAAAATCAAC